TTAATAATTTTGTATCGCACGAATTAAATCATAGTTGTAATACGGAACATTTCGTTTTACTGAATTATCTTTATCCAGCAATCCCTCTCCTACCAAGAAGTCCAAAGCTTTTTTCACTGTTGCTGGATGGAACTCCGTAGCCTCGGCTAACTGTTTTGCAGTTGACACAGGAAAACTAAAAGTAGCAAGCCAAACTGTTTTTTGAGTTTGAGTCACACAAACAGAAAGTCCTTTTTTGGCATGTTCATCCGCATTTCGAATTTTCTTTAAGATATTCTTGGCCATTTGCTCGCTAGCATTGAGAAAGAGATTAAGCCATAAGTTCCAATCTGGATTCTCTCCCCTTGTAGCATTAAGCGCGTTATAATAACGAATTCTTTCCTTTTCTAATTCTTCGCTAACGAAAAATATTGGGTGTTTTAGAAGCCCCTCCTGAACAGACATCAATGCAATAAGAATTCTCCCAAGACGGCCGTTACCATCTAAGAAGGGATGAATTGATTCGAATTGCGCATGAGCAACTGCAATTCTCAATAAAATATCACTATTAAAGTTAATAGATTCTTGAGTCCTCCCGCACTCTAAACTCGAATGATATTCCCCATTTATGAAAAATTCGAGATTTGTCATAAATGCACCAATTTCGTTTGCAGGAATGGGTATGTACGAAGCGTTTTCGATATTCTTATCTGGACCAATAAAATTTTGTATCTTCCTAAACTCTCCGCCGTTAGATGTAGTTCCTCTAGCTTCATCAGACATCAAAAGGCGATGGAGATCTTTTATCAACCGTGTAGTTATGACATCGCCTTTTTTTATTTTATGAAAACCAAAATCAATCGCTTTTTTATAATTAAAAACTTCTCGTTGCTGCCAATTTTTGGCGCCTACTTTAGCCGTCTCCATTATTTCATGGAAAGTTACTTGAGTCCCTTCTATTCTTGTCGATTGTACTGACTCATTGTAAGACAATAAACTGAGAATCGAAGAGTTAATAATGGATGATTCTAAAACAGCATCTAACTTCCCCAGAACCTTATTTACTATTGCCAGTTTCTTATAAAGGTTTAAGGCTTGCTTATCCTCTAGCAAGACTGGTAACTTTTTTATTCCCTGTAATGCCATAATCCTACTCCTTAAGATATTTTTTTGCATTTTTATATATTATAATTGTTTTTATTTCAAAAAACAAGATAAAATATAATAAAAAACAGCCCCCGCAAAGCGAGGGCATTTGTCTTATCTAAAGGAGCTTTACCTCCTAAATTGTTTTTTTAGTTGCGGTGTAACTTACACCATTAACAGACCGACATTTATGTCGCTCTGTTGGTTTACATATCTGTTGCATCAATTAAGTAAGCATCTTCTACCCATTGATCTGATTGTGGTGCGTTAATGCGTGACCATCCATTTACTTTTTCGTAGACTCTTACGCGAGTTCCTGCTTTGATAAATTCTTTATCAGCGCTACTTGCGTTTGGCTTAGACTCTACATAATAGTCTGTGCTAAGGGTTGCTTCGTAGTAAGGTACATTTGAGTTGTCTAATTTAGTGTTAGTATCTAGCTTTTGATTAAAAGTAAGCTGGCTTTGTGGTTCTTGTGGTTTGTCAATCTTAGGTATATCAACTTTGCTACTATCATCTGCTAATAATACAATATTTTTATCTAAACCACCTGCTACTCCTACACTTGTAAACTGCCACCAGCGCACACCATCCATTGAAGGGAAGAACTCCCAAAGTGGGTCTTTTCGTACTTCGTAGTCTGGATAACCAGCTATCCAAATGCTGTTTGGGTACTTAGTGATAATTTGTTGATAATCAATATTATTAAGCGTAAAAGGTTTGTAGCTGTAATAAACAGGCTTATATCCAGCGTTTGCAATTTTATCCATAAACGCAATAACTGCATTAGTGTTAGCTTGTTTGTCGGAACTTGCAGAGTCTTCGTAGTCAATGACTAAGTAAGAGACTTTTTTGCTTGGTAAATTGGACAGAAATAAATCTGCTTCTCGTTGCGCTAAGCTGCTATCTCCTCCAAATCGTCCAAAGTGATAATAACCAATCGGGTCACTAGTATTAGCTTGTTGCTGATGCCTATCAGACAGCCAAGCGAGTGACTCGGATACTTTGATAATCGTTTTAGTAGTGCCAGCTTGCTGACAAGTCGTTGTTAAATCTGCTTGCTGATAAGCTGATACATCGATAAAATAATCACCTTTATTTAAGCCAGTATTACCTGTAACAGTAACTGCATTTTTAAAAACTTTTGGTCTAAATGCAGTAGGATAAGTCGCGGAGTATGGAATTTTTACAAGGTTGTATGCGCCATTAGCACCGCCTTGATTTTGCCCCAAAAACCAGCCATATCCACCACCAGCATCACTATCAAAGATAGCAACATGACTGTACGGTGTAACACCTGCAACTACCATAAAAATAGCGACATCTCCCGCTTGCATAGTCTCTACTTCGTCAAAGTAGTTTAAGATACCATTTTCGTGGCGCTGTTCCCAGATGTCTCTTGCGTATCCTGTATTTGTGCAGTTTGAGTACGGTACACCTAAAAATCCACAGTAATCTGCATAACCGTCCCAGCATTGTGCATCGAACGAACCATCAATATCATAAGCGTTACCATTTGACCTGCTTTTATATTCTTGATAAGTTGCCATTTACTCCTCCTTTCCAAAAAGTAAATAAATCGGATAACTAAAAAAAGCAACCACTGCAAGCGGTATGTACAGTATTGCTATTGCTAGTACCATTGCTATTTTAGTGATTGCACGCATGTCCCCTCCTATTTTTTTGGCTCGTGGTAAGTCAATGCTTGTTCGCTATCTGATAGCCCTTTTGTTGTTGGGTCTGTCACAACTCCAAGCAAAACCAAAAGCGTTACTGCTGTGTTGGCAATATCCGCAATATTTGATGGTAGTTTAATACCTAGTTGTTGCGCTAGCAAAAATATAGCTCCTAAAATAGCCATCAAAGTTACTTTGTTTTGTAGTCGTAATTTTAAATTAATCATATTTATTTCTCCTATTAAATAATGTTTTTATTTGTTCCTTGTTGACAATGATGTCGTCTTCTGTTTTTCCGAGTCGTTGCTCGTGGATATCCAAGATTTTATGTATCTTTTCCCTGTCACGCTGTGAGTCTTTTAGTTCGTAAGCCAGTTCTTTTATTGTGTCTTTAAGGGCGCTCATTGTATCTTCGTTTTTTTGCATCGCTGTTTTAAACGGATTAACAACAAACGCCCACAATCCAACTACCGATAAAATCGCCCCGCTTGCTGCGCCAATTTGTAGTATGTCAATGTTCATTCATTGCCTCATTTTCCTTCTGTACCAACCGTAGAAACTTCAATTAGTTTACGTACTCGCTCACGACAAAATGCTGGAACGTCATCAATAGTAATCCACCCTAGTTCAATCTGCATTGCAAAGTAATTAATCATCATTGTTTTTTCTCCTTTTTTGTTTTTAAATATGTGTACTGCTATTTTCGCTAGCGTTGTTAAGCGTTGTATCATTCAATTTCCCTCCGTCAGCCATTGTCTTAATCAAATCGTTAACAGTTGCTGACATCAGTTTAATCATATTTTCCGCTTTATCTGATTGCGCCTTTGACTTAGCAATTGCGTCATTAATTTTTTCAAATTGTTCTGCTTCTGCTTTGTCTTTGTAAAGTTGCTCAAAGATAAGCTTTTCACACGTTTTTAAAGTTTCAGCAAACTTCTTGTCGTTTTCTTCCGCTGGTAGCGTCACTTCAAAATTTGCTTTGATTGTACTAGATGTAAAAGATAAAATCGCTTTAGTCTCTTTTACACTCTTGTCTTCCAGTAAAACTGGATACCTATTCAAAAAATCTAGCATAACTCCTCCTTTTATATTATCCAATTGATTTGTCCTTTTACGTTGACAGCCCACTTTGACGGGTTAAACCACAGAATACGACCGTCTGCGCTCACTTGAACATTTAAAACATTGAGTTGTATAGTCCAAGCCGTTACTGCAAACATCATGTCGCTAGTTATCAAATTCGTAGGCATAGAGCCAACCGTCAACTTATCTATGCCATTCGTCGCAAAGTTGTACTTAACGGTGACTGTACTGCCTGTCTGCCTATAACTAAAACCATTTCCAATCGACTGCCAACCTGTGTCTATCGTTGTAGGCAAACTATCTTTTTTAACATACTCACTCCAACCGCTCCAAACCCCATTTTCCAATACTCTGGTAAATATAGTTTTATTTGTACGGTCGTAAAATTGTTGATAAGCATAGTTTGATGTCTCGTGTCTTACAACAGTTACATAGCCAGGGCCTGCTCCGGTCGGTCTATTAGCACCTCTAAATACACAATAAAAACCTGTGTCTTGCAAGCTATTTAGGTCAGTGTCGTCATGTCTAAAAGAACCACCATTGTTAAGAGCAAGTTGTTTTTGTTGGATTGGCTTGCCACGGGCGTATATATCTCCTGCTGCATCAATTGACCCACGCTCCCACTCTTTACCAATTGCTACTCCTGTTGTCTCGGGATTACCACTATCTTCTATTTCTACTGCTACAAATTTTGCAAGAAGAGGTACTCGTTTAGTATCATTAGTCCCAAAACTGTCTGAGATAGTCCCATAAATATCAAATGATTGATCAGACGGGAATTCACCACTAAGTACAAAATTCTGATTGATGAGTTGGTATTTATCTGTATAGGTCTTACTTGCTTCAGAAGTATCAATTTTGAACGTTTTAGTGCCAGTTGGCGCCGTCTTGAAACTTAGCGTCATTTTATTTTTTTGCAGCTTATTAACAGTTAATGGACTAACTGATGCATTAACAGTTACAACGATTTGTGTGCCATCAGCACCGCCGCGCTGGGCGCTAAAATCTAGTGCTATGCCGCTATACGGTAAAACATTTATTTCGGTTGTTACAGGGTCAGATACACGCCCTCTGCTATCTGTAACTGTTGCTTTAACGGTAGCTTTACCTTCAAACTTTAAAATGCCTAGCAAGCCACCGTCTGACTGAGTAGATTGGTTTTTACCAACAATTTCAGCGTAGAAATTTTGGATTGTAGAGCCGTAAATCCCATTCGCACCATTAAATACAACAGTTGGATTAGACACAATTTGCACAAAATTATTAGAACCTACTAATGCAGATGCTTTTTGATTTGTATCCGATAAAACAAGACTAGAAATTTTAGGTTTTACACTGTCCGGTAAAGTCAGATAAAAAATAGCGGTCGACGTCCCAATGACCGATCCATTTGACTTAGTGTCAACGTAAATTGTCGCTGGTGTGCTAGTAGCGTTCGGAATCGTATTAGCCCAATCTAAACTTGTTTTAAAAGTTGTTGAACCTTTTATGTCACTAGCAACAACCCCTGTTATACCATTCACATTGTATCTGACATCGTGTGTAAAATCACTTGAACTTTGATTGATATTAACATTTAGCGTATCTCCAAAATAGCCACTGCTAACCGATACTGCGCTGGTGCGAGGTATTTTCGTAAGCGTGAATTTTTGATCTGGTATCGTCAACGTTCCGGGTGCGTATCCGCCTGGACCTAATAACTTAGCGGCAACAACGACCGTTTTGTTTCCATCTGCATCATGCGGAACTCTGATTGTTTTGTCAATCAATAATTGATTGCCGTTAAAACCGATAGAGGAAGGTGCGTTAAAGTCATATTTAGCACCCACCCAAGCATATCCACCGAAGTTATACTGAGCATAACTGTTAGTACCAGAAGTCAAATAGAGCCTAAATCTTACTTGACTACTATTGTCTGCAACCGACGTTGAAACCTCGTCAACAATATAAGTTAAGCGATAACTCCTGTCAGAGTTACTATAAAAAGTTGTCATCTATCCTCCAATCCCTCTAATTTTCTTGATTTGTAAACGCCCCTTCGAACTTTCTTCAAACAAAAAGCTTCCAATACGAAGCCGCAAAGTGAAAACACCAGACTCGATTTGTAGATAACCTTGACTAATAAACGCAGTCTCAGTGCCACCTGAATAAAAAGCTATGCGATCAGTTGTTACTCTCACCGACGATGTACCATCTTTCATTTTGATAACTAAACCATCATTTGAGTATGACATATACTGCGTAATGGCTTCTGTAACAAGTTGTACATTTTCGAGCTTAGCCAGTATCTGAACAACTCTATTAGCGTTTGAAATCATAGTTTGCTCTGATACTTTTTGACCATCTTCTATTTTTTTAATTTGATCAAGTAACTCTTTTGCTTTATCTTGTACTTCTTGCAAACTTGCAGCAGCTTCAAGATTAGCTTTCATCAAACGCTGTTCTTCCGCAATAGCGTTTAACTGCTCAACAGTAAAAGCACCATCGGCTTTTGAATCAAGATTACTTGCTTTGTCAGCTTCCGACTCTTGCCAATCGCCTGTCTTGTTACCTCTGACAAGCATAAAGCCACCAGTACTAAAACTACCTTGTTCCGATGACACCATCGCAAACCGTGGTCTAATCTTACCTGTCTTAGTTGGTGTAAAGGTGATTTCAAAACGTCTGACATTCGAGTCAACATTTTTTATAATTGTTTCTCGTGGAGTGTCACTAGTAATAAAACCATCTGCTATATCATAGAGATAAAAATATAAATTCCCAGCTACCTCACGTTTAACATAAGCGCTAAAAGTGTATGTCACACCTTGCTCAACTATAATGTCTTTTGCGTGTGATACCTTTTGGCCGCTTATCCATTTTTTAAATGTAAATGGATAATTAGAGATATTTTCATCTTCTAGTGTTGCAGAAGTAAACCAATCAGAACCAACAAATGATTTTGTACCGTCAATCAGATTATTTGTGCCAACAACGACTGTTCCGACCATATCAGTCCAACGGTATTTTGTTGGATCGCTCGAGTCAATAGCGATATAGTCTGTGTATTGCCCTATATAGCGTTTATTAAGGCTATCGGTTACACTAAAATCAGTTTTACCGTCAGAGCTATTTGCATACGCTACATGCCAATAAGGCGTTTTACCATCTGCTCCAGCCGGACCTTGAATACCTCTTGCACCATCTGCGCCTTTTATCAAATTCCACTTGTACTTTTTAGGGTCGTTTGAGTCAATGATATTATCATCAACATACATACCTATGTATGTTTTGCCAGTATTATCAGATACGCTAAAACCAGTAGTTCCGGTTTCGTCAAGGGCGTAAGCAATGTGTGTGTACGTTGCCTTTCCGTCAGCACCAGCCGGACCAGGAATACCCTGTTCTCCTCTCGGACCTTGTAAACCATCTATCCCCGGTGGACCTTGCGGTCCTGGCAACCCGTCTTTTCCGTCTGCACCGTCTTCTGTGTCTGTAAAGGATATTTGCGTACTTGCTACAAGTTCCTCATTTAAATATGCCTCAACTGTTATATTTAAAACGTGGTTAAAGTCGCTTGCTTTAACAATTAGCGATGGTCCGATATCAATTAGCGAGTCACCATTTTTATAAAAATAAACTGCTTCATAGTCTTTCCCGTTCTTTTGCAAGCTAGGAGTTAGGACAGATTCACCAGTGCCATTTTTAAAAGCGACACCATTCGAAGTAGCTAGTTTGATTTCGTATGGAATTGACTCATCGTATAGACGCAACATATCACTGATTAAATCAGAAGCTAACTGACTTTCTTTTTCGACAAAATTGCTGAATTTAGTTTTGTTAGAGCTGGGATTTGTTATGGATATTTCTTGCTCAACTACTCGTGCTGTCAAAATCAGCGGTGGCTCGTATCCGTCGTCCTGTATCCGCACGACATCGCCAATTTCTAAATCAACATAGCCATCAACTTCATAAGTAATTGCTGGATAGGCGTGTGCTTTTAAGTCTTTTAGACCTGTTGACATCAAGACGTCTTGACTATCAGTCTCAATTTCCATGTCCTTTCGTATCCAGTTATCTCGTGTCTCGTTACCTGTTAAAACAGATGGATAACGGTCTCTTGATAAAGGTGCGTACAAAAATCCATTTTTGAGATAGTACTCTACTTTACCGTTTTCGTCTTTCCACTCTTTGTAGATTGAGTTGTCAATGTAGATGATTTGTTCTTCTTCGTATGATTCTGTCTGTGCTTCTTGCACGACTTCCTCGTATGATATTTGTGTTCCACCGCTTACTTGCTGTGTTGTTGCACCGTTAACAGCCATTCCTTGCGCTATTTCACGTGGATAACATACTGTCTGCAATCCTCTAGCAAAAGCGTTAATCTCATACGAGTTTTCCATGACATACATGCGTCCAGCGTAATTCTGCTCTAAGACAGTGACTCTTGTTTTAGACACACTCTTGATAATCCCTGTGTGCCCCCATTGTGTTGTATAAAATGGAGCACCAAAATTTGCTTTAACATTATAGATACCGCCAGCTTGCAAGTTGCCAGCATTAGGCGACCTGTCTAGCTTCCAACCATAAGCACCCCAGTTATAATCAGTGCCGATTAAGGCAGCAGCCATACCGCCTCCGATACGACCTCTAATACCACCAACCGAGCTGTCAATCCAAGCGCCGTCTAACTTCTTAGCGTACCAACCAGACAAAGCATAACACTGTCCTGAGCCGATTCTGCGACCTTTAAGTCTAGTAGCTTCATTTAGTGCTTGCATTGTCTTAGTAGCTCTTCTAGCTACGTTTACGGCTGTTATAGGCTGTACTGGTGTTTGCCACAGCTTATCAATCGTATTGAGGATATTTCCAGTTACTTTATTGATACCATTTCGGATATTAGTCATCAAATTTGTGTAGCTTTGATATCCTGCTGCTGCATAGTCATATTTAGCTCCACCAGCTCTAAAAAGCCCTTTTGTATAGTCTGCTATATTCTTTTTGCCGACGACATTATAAATCCCTTGTTTTGCTAAAAGATAAGTGTAGTCTTTTAAAAAGTCGTCTACACTAGCATAGTGCATGTACGTTCCGCCCTCGCTGGGAGGACGAGCCATTCCAGTAGTGACTTTTACTCCACTAGGGCGTGTCTGTGCTCCGCCGCTTATACCTGCCCAGTTATTGTCACGTTTACCAACTGCTGAATCACCCCAAAGACTTTCTAAGTACAGTTGACATATGATTCCACTCGGCAAAATATTATACTGCACCGCGTAGTTAATAATAGATTGTACGTTAGCTTTTTTGATTGTATGACCATAATATTTGAGGTCTCCGCCTAAATATGTACGATTTGACCCAACTGTTTTAGTGACTTTGCGAGTTACAGGATTAGAAATAACGCGCTCGCCTTTGACTGTCTTTTTGCCATACGGGCGTATGGCGTTGTAAATCTGGCGCTTGTCTAATTTTTTAGTGATACCAGTTACATTTTTTTGATATCTCAACACTATGTCGCTGCGGTCACGACCTACGCCATAGGACACGCCCTCTTCGTATTCCTTGTACACATTTACAATAAACGCTTTAAACGTGTGATTGTTGTGTAATTGAGTTTCAAATTCGATTTCTGCATCAAAATTATTAGCAATTGACAAAATACGAGCTAACTTAGTGTCTTGACCAGTCCATTCCAATGTCAGTTTTTTGTCCTTAACTTCGTTTGTGCCAATTGTCAAAGCACCCCAATTTAAAATATCAAACTGCACAAGATACTCTTCAAATGACATTGCTTTAGTTGCTTTATATGCGTTGCAATACTCGTTTAGTAACTCTAAATTAAGATTTTCGCAATAGCAATGTATTGTTGTCTCTGTTTCCTCGACTCGCATGATGTTAAACAATTGTACTTTATCTTTGTGTACAAAAGAAACAAATGCTTGATCGTTTAGTGCGTGATATTTGTGATTAAGTGGATTATCACCCAACAGCGATTTTTTATAAACAGAAAACTCAAATGCTGACGAACCAGTTGTGAGCTGTCTAGTCCACAAATCATCATAATAATTAAGTGCTCCTTGTCGCTCATTGTCTAAAAGCAAAACTGGATGTAGTTTTGCGTCGTGTATTACTAGAGTTATTACAACCACCTCTCTTCTAACAATAGTTCGATGTCAGGGTCTGTTGAAGAAAATTTAGACACATTGATGACGAGTTCAGACTCACCCGGTGGAATAGATATTGGTTGAGAGCCTAAAACCATATCCTGCAGGGAGTCAATATCTTTAGTTTTGACTGTATCATTTTCAAAATTAATAATAACTTCGTCACCTGGTTGATATTTATTGACGATATTGTTGTAATGAGACACGCCCATTTTTTCAAAATTGACTTTTTCAAACAGGTTGTAGTTGATATATTTAGAGCTATCACTGCATGTCCCCATTGCAAGATGTATCTTGCGGGATTTTTTCCCTTTAAGGGACGGAACAGTTACATGATGATGTGCCCCATTAAAATAAATACGAAACTTGTCTTCTTCCCTGAAAATCTCAACAGCTCTGCTTCTATCCATCGAAAAAGGATTGTGATAATTTCTATCTGCCTGAAATTCAAACTGCTTATAAAATCTCCAACCAACACCGTCATCATCCAGAGCAAAGAAATTGTATTCTGCTTCAAAACCATTTTTTCGTTTGTAAGTTTCGATTCCATACAGAAACTCGTCATTTCCTTCATCATCGATTCCTGTTACACAAAGCTTTAAAAAACCTTTTTGATCCTGCGCAGTAGCAATAAAAATCTGTTGCCACCACAAATGTTCATTGAGAGTATATTCCCCATTTGAATCAGGATTGATAATAAACGTTCGAGTCCCAACGTGCTCTGTGTAGCCAGGAGTAGTACCTCTATTTCCAATAACAACATATTCACCGCCTTTGCCAGAACCTAAGATGTTATCAATACGCATACGTTTAAGTTCTGTATCGAAAGAAGGTGGCATGTGATTAAGTTTTGCGACGTTTGGCGCACCCTCCAAAGCTTTCGCTATCGCTTTTGAGTAATCAAAAAGGACTTCGTTACGATGCACGATAGTCCCGTCTTCTTCTTCTGATGATCCAAGCGCAAAAGCACCTGTTTCGTTTGCAATACCAATATAGCCGTTTTCGGAGTTGTGTTTTATTTTGATAATTGGCAACGCATTTGTGTTACCTTCGTTTTGCAATTTAAAGATTAATTTATTTCCATCTTGCGTGTAATCTAAAAACTTTTTGTAAGTAGTTGAATGCGCAACGCCATCTGGAATTAAAAAAGTGATAGTCCCTATTGAACGCTTGATAACATCTTCAACCATCGGTATGTCATCTACAACTATTGCCATATAATATTTATCTGGTTCGTCAGAAAAAAACAATTTTCTAGGTGTTGTTCTGTTGAAAACCTTCGCTAAATTATGTTTTACCTCGTTTCTATTTCTGGTCCAAATAGAAAAATCAACACTTATTTTTTTAGCTCCAACGTGCACAGATTGAACGTGCTCGCCAATTTTTAAAGCGCTACTTGAAACAACATTACGTGTATTTCCGACGTCTCTTTTGATGTCGTGTATCTCTATGACATTAGATAGATCTATACCATCAAATTTCATTGTAACTTTCCCTATGACAGTTCACCTCGCATTCGTTTAAGCATGATACTTTCAGACTCGTTGTGTTCTTTAATCATCCTGCCGACCTTTCTCATATCTAAATAGACATCGCCATTTTCTGTCTCATGATTTTTTGTTCTAAGCGTTAGTAAAATTTCATTCAAAATTCTTGCAATATTAGAGTCGTCGTATGATGTCGTTTCTGATACTCTCCTCTTAGGGATTGTAATGCTTTTGACAAACGTCGAATCTTTAGGAATTCCAACGCCGTTAGCATATTTAGGTATTCCTAAATTTTTCATATAGTCCCTGGTCATACTAGCTTTCATGACTTTCGAACCTTTCGGCAGTGGTAATACTACATCACGGCCATCTGGGATGAATGATTGTCCATTCGGTAAAGTTACTAGTTCTTTATATAAAGGCCCTTTTTGGTCATTGACCATTGCGAAACCGCCTGGGTGATAATCAGTACCATTTGCGAACTTAAAGGCATTAGCTGCAGCAGCAGCGATTCCTATAGTGACCGTTCTCGGTATGCTAGCTAATAGTTGTTCTATGACTCCTCCTGCGTCATTCCTAGCTCTAATTGAGATAGGTTGACGTTGTTTAGCGCTATCAATTGCTCGTTGCGCAGAATTGACATCAGGTTTTGTATCATTTTTAGCTTTAATGCTTGTTGGTTTCTTTTGAACAATGCTGTTGACTGCTTTTTTTGCTTTCTCAACATCAGAACTAGTCATATCTTTTGCTAGTAACTTTTGCTGTTTTGGAGACAACGAATTCCAATTTTCAAGCGCTTTGGTCGCAACTCCTTTTTTATCAAGAAAATCTTTATTGTCGCCTAGAATACGCTTAACGCCTTCTGGCAAACTATTCCATATTTTTAAGTGCTCCTCACTTTCTACTATGGATTGAATGCCTTGATGCCCATCAACGATTAGTTTTTTATCTTCTGGTTTGAGAGCATCCCATTTGCCAGTTTCGACTAGAACTTCTGCCATGGTTACACGAGCGTTAGTCTCTAAATTTGCATTCTTTGCAATAAACTTAAGTCTGTCCCAGCCACCTTCCGCTTCAAGAGCTTTAGCTACTTCCTCTTTAGCATTTGTTTTCAACTTACCCGTTTTGGGATTCCAGACAAGGCTATTCCATTGCGAATTAGCCACCTTTTGATCTTCTGTTGATTTTTTAGTAGTTCTAGCCCACATAGTATTAACTTCTTGAGCTTTAGATGCTGCTTTGGTTGTCTTCTTCATCAACTCTTCATAAGATAACCCAAGCTCCTTCATTTGCTTTTTGACATCGTTAACCATCGCTTGTTGCAACTGCGGGTCTAAATATTTCGCAGTCCCTTTAAGCAATTTCTTTTGGATTTTAGCATAACGTTTGCCATAAGCTTCCATTTTCAAGTAATGGTCAGCTTCGAGTTGTTGCTGTTTCTTGTGGATTTCTTCCCTCGCTTTAACAGCAGCTTCATCATCACCTTTGATAGAGTCATAAGCTTTTTTAAGACCACTTTTTAACTTTTGATATGATTTATTTTCAGCTTTTATCCATTTTTCAGTAACTTCAAGAGCCTTAGTTAACTGCTGACTATTTAACGCTTCTAGCTCACCATTCATCGCCTTGGTAATTGCCTTCTTCTCTTTAGCAGAGTAGTTCAATTTTGATAGCTGCACATTGATAAGCTCATTTTGATTTGCTAAAACAACAGCATTCTCTTCTTCAGTTAATCTTCTATGTTCGTTGCTAGCGTTTTGATAGATATTAATGACTTCATCAGACATCTGCTTGACATTATCAATTGTTTGCCTGCTTGATTTTTTCAACTGTTCTATCGTTTCTTGACTGAAACCAAGTTGCTCTGCTAATTTAACGTTTTTACTTAAGTCTTTATTTTCTAGTTTTTCGATTTCGGTAACTAGTCCTTGAAATGCTGTCTTAACAGCATTGACTTGGTCAGCTCCACCTCTGAATCCTGCCATCGACTGATTCGTCTTATCAACTTTATCTTTAAAAGCCTGTAGTTCATTGGCTTGTACCTGATTAACTTTAGTTCCCCACTCTTGTGTACGCTGGTGAGCTTCATATATCTTATTAGCTAATATACCTATTCCGATAACCGCAGCACCGCCGATGATGACCCCCCAAGTCACTGGATTTCCTAAAAGCCCTACACTAGCTGCCGCTGTTGCAGAATTAGCACCTAGACCGCCTACAGCAGTAGCTAATCCTTCTGCTGCTTTTGCGCCTTTCGTTGCACCAGACAACTTTCCTATCCAACCTACTAATCTACCTACGTTAGAAGTTGTTTTACCGATAGCAGTCATTAATGGAGAAAATGCAGTTGCACCTAAAATTGCATATGTGATAAGTTTTTTCATTTCTGGGCTAGCGTTAGAATATGCTTTTGCGAGATCCCTAACAACTTTAAACATTGGTTCCAATGCATCAAGGGCATTTGAAGCAGCATCCATTAATGGTCCACCCATTGTGACAGCTACATCATTTAGTTTGTTTTTTAGGAGTTGTAGTTTGCTTTGGAAAGTTGCGTATCGTTTAGAAGCCTCATCAGTCAACGCTTTGTTTTCACTAAATCCTTTATTTGCGGACTTAAATGCATCGCCAAGTAAATCACCAGCACCAGCCAAACGTTGTAATGTGTCAATTTCTCGTACTGATTCAATACCAATATCTTGCAAGTGAGCAGTTACGTCTTTGCCCTCTTCTTTAAAGCGTTTTAACCCTTTAACAAAATCAATAATGGCTTCTTGTGGATTTTTCTTCCAAGATGCAGCAAATTCATCAGCAGATTTACCAGCGATTTTTGCAAACTTCCACAAATCTTCGCCACCAGACAACACTTGTGTATTAATTTTTTGCATGACACGACTAAACGCCGAACCACCTGCTTCCGCTTCGATACCAACAGAACTCATAGCTGTTGCCAAGCCAAGAATTTGAGGGTCTGTCAACCCTACAACCTTACCTGTACCAGCTAAGCGAAGACCCATTTCAACGATTTCTTTTTCAGTTGTCGCAAAGTTGTTACCCAACTCAACAATTGAGCTACCTAGATTGCTGTACTTAGATGGATCTAATTGTGTGATATTAGCAAACCTAGCTAATGCAGTTGCAGCTTCTTCTGATGACAAGTTAGTAGATTTTCCCATATCAATCATGACACGAGTGAAATTTAAAACATCCTTTGTTTTGATACCTAGCTGACCAGCAGCTTCCGCAACATGAGAAATCTCCGTCGTTGATGCAGGTATCTGTTTAGACATGTTTCTAATTCCTTTTGACAACATATCATAAGAGTAAATAACTTTTCCGTTCGAATCTCTTACTTCATCAACAGTCTTTTTTACACCAGCAAACGCAGATTCAAAATCGCTTGCAGCCTTGACGCTATATAATGCTCCAGCTCCAAATCCAGCGCTTACCCATTTAGTAGCTTCACCTAGTTTTTGCATTTTTTGACCAAAAGAGTCAATCTGTTTGCCACTGCGCTGTAAAAAACCAGTAAAACCGGATTGAGCAGAAACTTCTTCAAAAGCTTTTTTTACAGCTCCTAATTGTCCCTCTAATGCTGCTAATTTTGCATTCTCTCTCTCAATATTAACGGCTGCGGCTTCCCATTTAGCTGTCCCTGGATCTAATTTGTCAAAATCAGATTTCAAACTCGTTAACACTTTTTTTTGCGCTTCAATTGCCTGTGTTACTGACTTATATTTTGCTTGTAGTGCATTGGCTTTAGCTGCGTTATTGTTTAATGCGTTTCCGGTGTTTTTTAAGGCGGCATCTAAAGCTCTCGTCTCTGCTTTGAAATAATTAACAGCTCTTTTTGCGCTTTGCAACTTAGGGTCAAACTTAGAAGTATCTAATCCAAGTTCGATAAACATACTCCCTAGTGGTGTACCTTTTGCCATTTTTCCTCCTTTCAACAAAAATAAAAAGGCGGAGTTTATCCGCCATTTAGAGTCCCAACAAAGTCTTCTAACGACATCACTTCCTCAGATTTGACTTCTGCAGGCTTTAAAACTTCCAGCATATCAATCCAGTTTGTCTCCATGACATCTTTTATAGATACTCCGTAGTCAGATTTGATTACGTTTCTGATAAACTCGTAAAACTTTTCTAATGCCTCGCCGGGTGTTAAGTTGTCTCCTTTGGGTCTTCTGGCTCCCCTCCGATTAACTTAACATATAGATTTGCCAGAGCATTGTTTAATTCATACATGTTGTATTTGTCATATAACATATCGACGGTTAAGCCTTCAAACAAACTAGCCATAAAAGTTAGTTGTTTGTCTAGTTTCACATGTTCTGGATCATCTCCTTTTGCAAGTTCATCTTGCATAATCAAGTAATTTCGATAGTCTCTCACAGTAAGAGATTTACATTCTTTCACCACGAGCTCGCCGTTATCATTTTTAATTTTAATTTCTAAGTCTGACATCTACACTCCTTTACACTCCTGGAATAGCTCCTACGCTTGGTTCGCCTGGATTCAAAAGCTTAACCAAAGCCATTGCATTTTTGCCCTTAGCTTCTGCTTCTTTATCCATTGCCCAACCGACATATTGACCTTTCGCTTCCCCTACTTCACCAGGTTGTGCTGTGAACACTAATTTTTGAGAGTCTAAACCATCATGTTTTTCTTCCTTGGTTTTTAATTCGAAATCTTCCATCGAGAAAGTCCCTTTAAAGAAACCGAGATATACATTCCCCTCTGTCCCTGGAGCTTCTAAAAGAACAGACACTTCAGGCGCTTCTGTATCTTCTCCGATAAATGTAACTCCTTCTGTTTTTTCACCTTTTTTATAACCAAGTATGGTTTGTAAATGTTCGAATGGGATATCAATTGCTTCTGTCTCCATTTTTACATCGCCAACACCTCTGCGCGAGGTGTAATAAGCAATATCTGAACCATATGTTTTGACAGGGGCTGCTGATAATCCACTAATTTTAGCTGTTTTAGTTGCACCTTTACCAGCCTCACCCTCGATGACAATCTTTTTTTTCGCATCACTTAAAACTTGAATTGTCATTCGTTTAAATCCTACTGCTTGCATTAAATTCTCCTTTATCAATACTCTTCATATAAACTGCTAAATCCTTTGTAAGTTCTAGCATCTAGATATCTGTTTGTATCCTCGTCATAACGTTCTAAGCCGTTATCACTTTGAAAAAAATCTATAACCATCAGCTTTTTCTCAATCCTATTTTGCAAATCTTTACATTCGAGCCTTGATACACTCTCTACATCGATTTGATACATAAATTTCTTAGCTAATGGTTTATCTGAACCGAAGTTTGTTTGTCTAGGTGGTGCAAGAGGTACAATAACAATGCTTGTTTGGTCAGAAGGTAGACTTTCTGGTCGCTTAAAAGTTTTTGTTTTAACTGATCTCAAAACTTCGTCTTGTTTAAAAAGCTCACCAATTTCTGTTAGCATGTCTTTAACCATCAAAACCTCCCTTCAACTTGTCTTTTATGCCTTTCGGATATATCGTTTCTAAAACATCCGAATAACGTCGAATTACCCCGACACCACGCCGTTTCTCCTTCCATCCATATTCCAACTCTTGTAAGTGGACCATGTTCCATCGTGGAGCTTGGAATCCAAGTTTCACTTTTGGTATTCCCTCCTCACGTTTAATCCTAGATACAACGGCACTTTTAACCGTCTCTCCGCTTCTTCGGTAAACCGATATAGCAGCTTCGAAACTAGGTTCTAGTTCTTCACCGATTTCTTTTAGCGCTTTATTAACTACTCTGTTAACTTTCGCAGAGCCTAACTTTTTTTCCATATTCGCTAAAAGTTCATCCATGCCTTTTAATTCAGCTCCCACTTTTTATCCTCCAAGAACTATAACAATAAAGTCTCTATCAACAAAATCAGGCCTTATATCTAATATTCCTATTTTTTTATTTGGCAACCTGCTATCAATAATTTCTACAAGATGATCATTCTGAGGGATATAACCCGACAGAGGGTCTCTAAACTTAATAGTGTATTGTGCTTTAACGCCTCTCTCAGTTACTTTCTCAATATCTTTTATGCTTGGATTATAGACTTCGGCGAGTGTTGCGAATAGTTTCTTTAATTTCATATCTCTTCCATCTAATTCATCGTCTGTTGTTGATGAATAAAAGATGACAGGAGTTCTCAAATCACCATTATTTGTTTTTTTTCTAGACATCGTCAGAAACTTCTTCGATAAAACCAGGTAATTTGTCGTCAATCTCTTTAAAGCGGTTTTTGTTGACAACAAAGACATCCCCAATTTCTCGAATTACCTCTTCTTTATAATCTTCAAATCGTTGAATCGTTCTTACTTTCATATTCTCTTTCCATTTCTTCAATAGCCAAACGAGCGATTTCGTTTTTAAAAGAGTCATAAAACAACTCGAGACAGTCGTTAAAGACATATCTCGAGCGCTCCATTATTAACTCTTTACCGCTTTCATAATCCATCAAATCAAACCCTAACAACCCTTTGAGGGCGCTCTCTGAACTTTTCAAAATTAGTGATAGATTGTCATCATCAAAATCATGAAACACTCTCATTCGTTCTTTAAATGGTTTTAAAAGCTTGTGTTCATCCATCTATTACACTCCTGGAATAGCTCCTACACCCGGTTCGCCAGAAATTACAATTGGGTCTGCAACACTAAGCGTCCAAACTGCTGCTGAAGTCTCATCCTTAGCACGACCATACGCAAATTGTTTAGCTGTAAATAAGTCTAAATCTTCAAGAGCGTATGTCTCTGTATACTTGTGTAACTCAATTCCGCCTGCAACATATGCATCATATCGTCCCTTAACAAAAGTTGTAACTTCCTTAGCCTTTTGATGGACTGACTCAATTAAGGTAACGTTGTAAGGTAGAGCAGTCACGAACGTTCCGTTAGCATTAAGTGATGTATATTGTTTTTTAACATCCCATGCATCTGCTGGATTAACCACGATTACAATGTTTCCATCAACTTCAACAGCTGTCTTTCCATCTTCTTTTACAGAGTGGTATTTATGTACCATCGTCAATTCTTTTACTGTTGTAGATGGATCTTTAAATGTTAAAACTCCTGTCGGTTTTTTTGCATCATACGTCGCTTTTTCGCCAACAACTTTACCTTTTAGAGTACGAGATAACCCGATTGGTTTACCATTGCCATCTCCATTTAAAAAAGCTTCTTCTAATGCAACTGCGAACGCTTCATCAATTTGTGTCATAATGAAACGAAGTAACCAGCCTGGGCCGAACTTAACAGCGTCTTTGGGAATAACTACGTAAGCTGTGAGCTTGTGTTGGATAGCCTTAGTTGAGCTAAATGAAGCTTGAAGTTGCCCTTTGATTTCCCCGTACAAGTCACCCCACTCGGCTTTACCTTTAGAATCAGAATCAATGAACTTCATGCGAAGGCCCATATTTTTAAGACCAATCGCTCCAATAAGCGGATGTTTTGTTGTTAAATCTTCAAAAATACGATCAACTGTTTCTTCTGGGATTAACTCAGTTAGCCCAGCTGGCGCTGTTTTTACGATCTCATTAAAAAATTTACGTTCACGAGCTGTCATTTTTGCGTCGTCTGGAGTCAATGCGATTGCAGATTCTACTTCTGCTTGCGCAACTTTTTTAGATTCTTCAAACATTGCTTCTAGCATGTTGTTGTAGAGAGCGCTCTGTTCCTCTTGTGGCGCTTTGTTAGATACTGCATCTACAAATTTTTGTCGAATTTCGTTGAATTCATTCGATAATTTCATTGTCATATTTTAAATTTCTCCTTTTAATTAAAAACAAAAAGCCCCAAAACCTGTTGGTGCTTCTTTTCTGTCTTTAGTTCCTTTTTGCTCGGTGTTTTCCATTTTGGAAATAACCATATCTACGATTTCATCAATATTAACTTCTGGTTTTTTTGTGTTAATCGCATTAGCTAATTTTGAAATGACATCACTAGGAATGATATTTTCAATCCCAGCCACCAATTGCGGCGCTTGTTTGATTTCTTCAGCAAACATTTCCTTGTCTGCAAAGCCTTTTTCAACAGCTTGCTGTGCATTAAACCAAGTTTCTGTGCTCATCAAATCTAGCAATTCATTCATTTCTAAGTCAGTCTTATTGACATAAGCATTAGCAATAGATATATTGTAGTTTTCTAAAACTCCTGCCTCATGCAGCATTTGTTTATGATCTCCACTAACTGTAGTAGATACATTGTGAATCATCAATTGTGCTGTAGGACTAATCTCAACAACATCACCAGCCATTGCGATTACTGAAGCCGCCGAAGCAGCAATACCAACAATCTTAACCGTTACGTTTCCTTGATATGATTTCAATGCGGTATAAATTTCGCTCCCTGCATATACGTCGCCACCACCAGAGTTAATAAGCACTTCAATATCGCTATTATCTTGTGGCAAGATAATATCTTTTGGTGCAGTTGCTGGCATATCTAACCAGTCGTAAAACCAACGGTCGCTATCTGAAACAATAGGTCCTTTAATCTGTATTTGTGTCATCTGTATTATCACCTCCTTTCCCCTCTTCAATATAGTTTTTAGTTAAGATGATGTTATCTCCACCATCTATCGGTGCAAAATCAAGTCTTTCACGCACTTCATTTCGGGTAAATGTACCACTTGAAACCAATTTATCAATATTGACTGCAATGTCAAAAATATCATGTTGTGACAGTCCTACAATCTTTAGTCTCTTACCTTTTTGATAGTCACTTTTACTGATGATTTTCGCATTTAACTCATCTTGTATCTTTTTGCTAAGCGGACTCATGCAATAAAGCACTAAAGCTTTTTGAGAACTATCTAAAGTAGCCATGTCTCCATGTAGTACAGTTGGTGGAATACCTAAAATATCAGCGATTTCATCGTCGAATTGTCGTCTTATCTTTTGTAAATCATCGACAGATAAATTTGTTGTACCTGTGGTGTTCGTCAACTCTTCATATGTGATATGATCATTAGTCGGAACTATAGCGACAGACCTCTCAGAGAAGGCTTTAAACAACTTATCAGCATAATCCTTCATCAAAGACATCTGGTTATCTGTAAATTGAGAAGAGCCTTTTGCATGCATCATCCCTCTTATCTGATTGTTTCTTAAAACAGTTTCTACCATGCGCTGATGTAATTTTTCGTACTCTAAAAACAAACCGTCAATATAACTTGATAGCCTGTTATTGTTGTATTGCAAGAAGATAACTTCGCTCATTTTAAACGTTCGCTTGAATATAAAGTCTTTAACAGTCACACTATCAAATGTATCTTCATATACAGCGTATTCTTTGCGACTGTAGTCATCAGCGACAAGTAACTGATCGTCATCTGTTTTGATAACTAACACTTCATTTTGAGTAACTAACCTATAAATAAATTTTTGCCAAAAATATGATGCTGACTCATTGTTATTTGGTCGTACATTGAGCAAATAATTCCAAGACGGACTCTCGATATTAACTAATCGCATTTCAGAATCAGCAAATATCCTAGCTAGAAATTCTGCGGACTTATCAATAGCTAGATTTTTTAAGTAAAGATTTTGATAATCATTGAAGATGTCATCTAAATCATACCCATTTTCAGGTATAGTTCCTGTTTTAAAAATACTGCCAAAAAAATCAAGTATTTTCATTGATTACCTCCTTTCTTTAGATTCCATGATAACCCTATCGGTTGGGAGATAGTTAGATCACTTCCTTTTTATCACCAATATTTTTCAAGTCTACCAACTTTTTCCAAGCCATTTTCAAATACTTCATAAATATTTCCATTAAAATTTAAATAATTGTAACCGTTACGAAAAGCTATTTTTCTAGCTTCTGTAATTGTATACCCGGGATCTATCTCGTAAATTGTTTTGACATTTCCAACTTGTTTTGGTTGCTTACAATTATTGATATTAAAATTAATACCTAAATTATTAAGTTCATTCAGTGCTTTTTTTACATTATCAATAGCATTCTGGACTTCATTAATATTTTCAATTTCTAAATTCAGAAACATTGTTCCGATTGATTCTAGTTTCACTTTTTTCCTCCTAAAAATCCCAATCAGCAATACTTGCTAAAAATTCGCCAACATTACTTTCTTGAATAAGTTCTTTTTTATAAAGTGCTGCTATAAACGCATGGAATCCGTCTGTTTTTCTTCTAACTGGTTCTTTCTTCAAAAATCTCTTGTTTCCAGAACCATCTTCTTTTACGTAAGTATTGTCCGTATACCATAACATCATGTGGTCACCATCTAAGAAAATAAAACGCTCATTAGCAAAACCGTCTTCAATGATAGGTGCAACTTTGCTTTGAATCGCTCCTGGATTTCGTAAAAACTCATATTCAAAGCCAGCTTCCTCTAGTAGCGGTTTAAGCAAATCCATCCTAAAACCATCTGCACAAACTATTTCAATATTATAATCCTTCCTCCATTCAATTAACTTATCGACAAGCAAGCGAGGATCAATACTGTCTCCGTCAACAAGAGTTAGCAATCCTTTGTCTTGCCACTCTTCGATGGGAGCTTTAAGTTTAAACGCTTTGAAAAACTCTCGTCTAACAAATGAATGTTGCTTCCAAATTAGCTCATCATTATCCTTAAATAACAAACCTACAGAAGCAAAGTCTCTTATAGATGCATAATCAAACCCAGATACGCAAGAGCGCCCTCTGAGGCTAATCTGGGGCTCCCTGAGACATGCTAATAGTTTCTCACGGCTAGTGACGTCTTTTTCTAAATCAGCTTCCGGCAAATTCATTCGCTTTGTCATAAACTCTTGCCTGCCACTAGGTTCAAGTTCCAAATCATCATAATCACTTTTAGTAACTGTTAGTAGTCTTTTTGCGTATGGTGTGTCTTCGTCGAGCATTGGATTAGCCTTTGACCAATTACGCATATCGTCAACTTCGCTAGCGTTATCAAGCTTGCAGATAAAAGGAAACATTCTGAAATCTTCAACCTCTCCTCGTAGTATCTGCATAGCTTTCTCAATCGTTTTATCGTAAAAACCCTCACGTACATAACCATTTGTGCCATTAAAGAAGGTTCTTACATGTGCTATTTTACCCAAACCAGATTTTTGGACTTTTACGATTTTATCATCTTCAAATTGGTGGATTTCATCGAATTCTAAACAGCCATCACGAGCAGAGTCCATCGTTTTGGGGTTGTTTGTGCGAAAAGAAAAGACAGAATTGTTTTTCCGTCCCACAATTGCCATTTTAGTCAAATAGTAGTGGTTTTCTAGCCCTTTTGATTGGATAGTCTCATAAACTTCTTCAAAAGATACCTTCCCCTGTCTTTCCGAGTTAGCTGTAATGGTTACATCATAGTTTTTGATAGGGTACAACGGACTTGTAAAAAATGCATCTCTAGTGGACATAAAACCATTTTTACCACCTCCACGAGCCAACGTTAAAAGGTATTCATTAAATTGTGGCTCGCCATCATCTTTTCGAAACAAAAAAATAAAAGGAGTTATAAACTTTTGATATCCAGCTAATGGGAAAAAATTCTTTTCAGCGAATCTCACATACTTATCTATCAAGCTGTCATCAAAATACAGGTCATCTCTGACAAGTATTTTTTCTCTGATAATATTAACGAGCATTTTACGCTCTTTATTGTAAACAATTTCATCATTGTCTATCTTACGAGCATACTCTTCAAACAGTGGATGTGTAATCACAACAAATCACCACCGTTCGTAAAATCATCTTTATTGACTGTTTTTCCTTCTGGCAGCATATCGATCAATTGTTTTATAACTCTGTGATACGTTGCATCTCGTGAGTTATATAATTTTGCTACAGGACGCTCTCTTTCATAAGGTGTCTGAGTTTCTGATTGAGAAAACAGTTCATAATCGCCGTTCTCTGAGATATCAATCCACATGTCATTAAGTAGTATCCGGAGACGTGCAGCTTGAGTGAACAATCCTTCTGCGATTTTCTTTTTATCTTCAGGAATGTCTTTAAATAGCTGTTTCAAGCGATATTTTTCACTATAAACTAATTTGTTACGACGTTTTAATTCATCCAAAAATTCACATCTCCTTTCTAGTTTTTCTCTGGGGTGGGGGGTCGTGCGATAAAAAAAGCAAATATTTGGACAGTTGACCCTTCCCACCGGTTTCATCATTTGGCTTTTACCTCGTTTTATTTTGACGGGGAGGTACTTATCCAAACCATTCATCGGAACGGTAATTTGTTTCTTTATCGACCTTCTTCTTTTTATAATTAAAGCGCTTGTGTCGTCTATTGTGACAGTCCTTGCAAAGCGTTCTAAGATTAGCTAAGTCCGTTGCAAGTTCGGGATAAAATTCAAGTTCTTTGATGTGGTCTACTTCTAAGTTATCTGTCGTCACTTTTCCGTTTTGTCTACACCATTGGCACTCATTGTTGTCTCTTGCTATAGCTTCAAGTCTTAGCTTTTTCCATGTTGTTGAATTGTAGAATAGATGTCTACTGGCTTTGGAAGTTGTGTCTATTTTCATGGTTTTGCTTTACCAGTTAGTCTATTAATGTATGTAACTAAAGTCGCATAAGGTTTGCCATCCTTATACACCGTATTTACTTTCTTATCCCATTGGGATTTAACATATGGATATTTATTAGGTCTCATAATTCCTCCTCAATAAAGTAAGTATTTTATGCGCATTTTGCTTGACAAATATATCTTTTATGTGTATAATATAAGTATAGAAAGTGAGGTAACAATCGTTCCAATGCACAATAAAGACCTTGGTAAGGGTCTTGAAGATACCATCTTAAAACAAGCGGGTTTGAAATAATCCGCTTAACAAGATGGCTTGCTTATCTCACAATAATCAAAGGAGAATCATTATGTTAGTTTATCCAGCCATATTCACACAAGACTCAGATTATATCATGGTTACATTTCCAGATGTACCTGAAGCAATCACTCAAGGCGAAGACTTTCAAGAAGCCTACGAAATGGCTGTCGAAGTCTTAGGTTTTGCCCTTGAAGACTATACAGACTATCCAAAAGCTACCCCCGTTTCCGTTTTAAAAGAACAGTATCATGGTTCTGATATTGCCTTAATAGGCATTGACATGATTGCATACATGAAAAAATATCACTCAAAAAAAGTACGTAAGAATGTCACAATACCTGAATGGTTGAACAACGCAGCAGAAGATAAAAACCTCAATTTTTCGCAAGTTCTTACTGAAGCACTTGAATTAAAATTACAAGCATAAGAGCCACTGTTGTGGTTCTTTTTTTTACATAATAAAAAGCCACCACAATGTGATGACTGAGTAAAGCGTGTGAGTGGATTCGAACCACTTCGCCTAGATGTTTAGCTACTTACATCACAAGGAATCGAACCTTGTTGCCAATACACGCTATAGGAACAGTCGGAATCGAACCGACACATCTTCTTCTGGCTCTTCGCAAAGAGTTTTCGGACTTAGCTAACGTCCCGAAGCAAGGCGCTACCTCTACCGTTTTCCAATCACGGTTCATGTTCCAACGGTTTAGTCTTACTTGGCGCAAAGGTCCCCGTAGAGATACCAGTGCTTATTTTTAAAGTAAGCCTATAGACCCATCACGAATCGAACGTGATTAATACCACTAGGTCTACACAAAAAAACGGTTAAAACTCCGATCCATGTCCCACGCCCGCTGTATTGCTCTAGTGGCTGAAATAACCACTATTGAGACGGCAGGATTCGAACCTGCGTACGTTCCAGACCCTTTATAGTCATATCGCTCCCCCAACTGAGCTACGTCTCAACACCCTATCTCGCCTTTTAGCTACAAAATAGCAAGTTCGATAGTAGTTAAAGTTGACGACTAAATAAATAGCCTGTTGGTAAATGATTATCTCTTCTTGCTATTTTGATAATACTATATTAACACATATTTTTATGTATAAACTATTGTATTACTGTATAAAAACTAGTCAAAAACTCCTTGCTCTACAATCAAAGAACCCTCCCTATAAAGCTCTGCAAAAGCTAATAATGCAGCATCTAGCGTGTCATAATAAAAACTCTCTGACATACATAATTCTGTATAAATAACCTTATCTGCATTTTTGTAAGGAGATAGGTATTTGTCATACAAAATCCTACGCTTTTCTGGCTCCAATATCATACTAACTGATTGCTCAATTGCTTCTAATTCTTGTTCAGCTGACACACGGTTGAGTGCTAAGCGTTCAACTGGCTTACTAGGAGTTCCGTGTGATTGTCTAGGCTCAAAGGAATAAGTGGCTGTCACTTTTTGAGTATCTACATCATTAGCGATCCTACGCCAGCGTGGATACTCTCTTAGTTTTCGCTTAGCGTTTGATTTAGTCTTTTGTATATTAATTTCTGGAAAAAACGTCATGAAAGCTCCTCGTATGATATAATAGTTGTACGAATATATACCGAATGGCGCTTTCACGAGCGCTTTTTTATTGTTCTCCTTTCCTTTTTCTGCTGACTGTTTTTTTGTGTTGTTAAATGTCGAGTATTAAATTTTTAGTTTTGCGTCAGCACTTTATTTGCAGCATTACGCTTGTATAATCATCTGTGAGCGATAACAGACTTTAGATTTTTATGAAAAAAATGTCGGAGGATATTTCCCTTTCTAAAAATTTCGCTCTATAACTACGTAACGATTATTCCACGCTACGCAGCTGAATACTTACAGAAAGCTTCCAGGGTAAGTTTAACGAGTATTCCAGCTCGTAGACCCACAGAGCTATTGCAGGCTCTTAGGCGCTTGCGTGGGACTTTAATTTGCTTCTGTGTTTAATAGTTTAAAATGCCAAGTTTCATATTCACCATGATAAACGAAGCTTATAGAGTCTGCGTCAACGATCTTATCGCATACAACATATGCTAAATCAGTATTTTTTAAATAATCTTTTTCACCATATTTAACAATAGCAATATCATGTTTTTCACCACTTCTAAAATAATAGCCAGAGGACAAATTATATTTGTCATTGTTAAAGTCATTTGCATATTTTTTTGATATAAAAATTGTTTTTTCTTTCATAATTTAATCTTTCCCCATAAACTAAGCATTTTCGCTTTAGCTTCAACAGTACCACTCGAAGACTCTGTAATTTCTTCTAACTCGTAAAAATGAACTTTTTTATTATGGAAAGTAATCATTATTTTTTTGTTCTGTTTTTCCATAGAGTTGAGAAATTTAACGGCTTCAAATAATTTTTTTAAATATGTCATCTCAACTCCTCCAAACTCACCCATCTAAACTGCGGAAACTGTTCTGCTTCTTTGCGTGTGCATTTGTGTGCATATTCGGTGTTGACTGTGTATACTGGTAATCCGTCCCGATTATTTCCTACATAATACGCACGTTTGGGATTTACCAACACTCCTAATTCTTCATTCATTCTGTTACCTCAAGATATTACATAAACAAAGTCACTATCCAAAGCAATAACAATACGACTAGCGGAGAAATAAACGCTCTTGCAATCACTGTAGCAAAATCTTCATCTGTATTTTTTTTAGAAGCAAAAGGACTAATTAACACATTGATTCCTACAGCTTGCGGTAAATTGATAGATGGTACGCCATCAATTGTTGATAAAATGTTATTCCAACCGTATTTAATAACAAATCCAGATAATACTAAGCCGAACGGCAATAGAACTAAAGCTATAATAAAGTTCTTTTTAGCATCATTTTTATTTTTATCATAATTCATAATTTTTATTTAACTCTCTTTCATTCATTTTCTACATCTTTTCTAAACTGCCAAGCCCAGTCAAAATCTTTGCGGATTTCGGATTCTGTGAGTTGTAAATTGTTATCTATCTTTAGTAAGTCTAAGTTATCTCTATGCATAACTTTGATACTTACATTTCCGCTAAGCTGTCTCATCAGCACAAAACTTAACTGTCTTTCATTCGGATCAGGTATCTCAATCGTATACAGCTTCTCTTTTTCGATTGTGTACCCGAATTGGTGCATATTGATTAGCGTTTCAATAGCATTCCAGTTGTTACAGTACCAAATGTAAATTTTGTCATAAGGCTTTTCTAAAGTCATTATTCTATGATTGAGATTATATATTGCCTTATACAAATCATTCTTGTTTTTCTCATACCAATCAGCCACAAACTGTGGTACTTTTGGTTTTGGTTGGTCTACTTGGTCAAGGATTTGTAAGACTTTATTTAAGTTAACTTCGTAATTTCTAAAAAATGTACCAGTGTCATAAGATATTTTTTTAATTTCTTCTTTCGCTTCTTCAATATTCATTTGTTACCTCGCTTAATAATTCAATGCACTCATCCAAAACTGATTATCTTCTGCAAGCTCTATTAACAGATTTACATCTACAATTCCTCTTTCAACGAGTTCATCAAGTATTTCTTCTTTTGCCATTGCTCTGTTAGCAAAATAAATTGGTAAAGTCATCATTCCAGTTTTATTTTCAGCCATTATCTTACCTCCCATTTTCGTCAAATCAATCCTCTAAATTTTCTTCTCGACAAATTCGCACTGCAAACTTATATTTCTGGTCTGGCGATGGCAGAAATACCTGCGCTCCAAATTGTCCTGGATCATTGTGTAAATCGTTGATAATTTCCATAATCTGATCGCCAACTAAAAGCGGCGCCATAAATTCCGTCATCTTCAATTCGTCAAGTAGTTCTTTTACTTTGTCTAATTTTTCAAATTTTTGTTTATTCATTTTTATCCCCCATCAAATCCGCAATCAAATACTCATAGGCTCTTCTATATGCATCCAAGTAAAGATAGATTATATTAGATACGTTTTTATCATCAGTATAGATATTCCGACTGCAACATCTTATTTTTTCCACGAAATATCCAACATTGTTACAAAAGTGCTTATAGGCTTTATGATAATCACCGAGATTGTAAAAATTATGTGCTGTTAAATTTCCAAAATCTCCAGTTATACAAAGAGTCGAATTCTTTTTGTCAAAAATAAATCGCAAATTGTATTGTAAAGCAAAATCAGGATTGTAATAGTCAATAATTGTCGCACTCTCTAAATCCACTATTTTTGCAATGTGATTTTCAAAATAATGATCAAATCTTTCCATTTCATCCTCCATTCCTCGTCAACTCCGAAATCCGCTTTGTCTGTCTCTGATTTTGCTCGCTAGCACGTTTAAGTTGCTTTTGTGTTCTGCTTAGCTGTGTCCGTAATCCTGTAATTTGCGGTTCGTAATATTGTCGTGCATCACGGTAACTAAAACACGAAACAGTTATCATCATTCCCAGCATTGCGATTGCAAAAAATAACAAGCCTTTCCAGTCGTTTTTTAGGACACTAATTATTTTATTAAAGTTACCACGTAAATTTTGCAACACTTCATCTGTCGTCATTCGTCCACGCTTTCATGAGGTTCAGGAAACCAAATTCGTCTTTTTTGGGGATCAATCGCAATTCCGCAAGTAACTTCCCAATCGGGGTTCATATCGTCTTCTTGCAATAATTCAATAAATGTTGATAGTTTCATCCTTCTAACCTTTCTAGTAATTCTGGATTTTCGTATATGTTTCCGACGACTTCTATAATCGAATTTTCCATTATCCTTCCAATCGGAACATCATATATATATTTATCAACAACAACACCATACATAAACGAGCCATCTTTAAAATATACTTTGCCAATACTTTCGCAATTTAACCCAAGATCAATATGTCTAACAACATCCTCCTCAAAAATCTCAACGCCATTTTCATCAAACATTCCTGTTGATTGCATGAGTATAAATTGCTTAATATCGCCTATTGCAACGCCTCCGTGCTCGTCTTTTAATCCAACATCACCGTTTTCGTAATCAATAAGGGTAACCTTATACATGCGTTTGAATTTCTTTGACCACGCTCTAAATTTCGGTATCATAACTCACCTCTCCAAAAATACTCTGCGTCACTTTTAGCGATTAAGCTATCACGATAAGCAATAGCTTCGTCTTTAGTCTTAAACTCTTTGTCTTTATAAACAGTAGGCAACACTCGTCCACCAATGTGCTCATAAACCCTAACTACGTGTGTCATTTGCATTCTCCGTTTTCTCTAGCCAGATTGCTAGCATTGTGCAATAATTAGCCATGTCGTTTAACGTGTCTGACAGGCTTTCTGAGACGTTTTTGTCGCTGCTTATAAGATTATATAGTCTGTTGTATTTATCGCTTATACGTACGATACCAGCAATAAATCCGAAGTCATTTAAAGACTTTTCGAACGAGTTCCCATAATCTGCGTTTTTAGCTAAAAACATTTGATAATTTTCGTTGTATGCAGCTTGCATACTCTCTGCGTTTATTTTATCTGCCATACTATACCTCCTCAGAAAGTCATTGCTGCGTACATCAATCGCTTGACTTGCTTGTAATGATCTAACTTTGTATCTCTGTGCTTTTTGTTTAACTTTATAAAAAGCTCCGTTTCGTGGCTGTTTGGATTGTGATACTCTCTGTATGATTTAAGATACAGCTGCACATAAATATCTTCGTCAAAATAATCTTTAAACGCTTCGATAACGTATGGTCTTGGCAAGGTTTTTCGGCGTCTGTTATTTGTAATGCTACATCTTATTTGCTCGGCTTTTTTGCAATCTACATCTAGCTTTTTAATTTGCCTTACAATCCCATTGTCAAAAATTTTGTAAAATTTATTTATTAATTCATCTGTCAATCTCTTCAATCCTCACTTTTATTCTTGGATTCTGACTGTATTTCTTCTTTGCTCTTAAATCGCATACGATATTGTCATCCGACCAAACGATACCTGATTTCTGTATACTGTCGTAACCTGCATCGGAAATACTATCAAAAACAGCCTTAATCAGATTATCAATGTCAGGCTTCTTAGCGTGCCATATCAGCTCACGCACGAAGTTCTGATATATTTGTATTGTTTTGCCTTTGGAACGCTGTGTAGGCTCTTTTGATAGCGTTTTTGGGGCTTTCATGTAAAAGGTTACCTCTACCTTTATGCAATCATCGAAAAACGGTCCATCATAATTTTTTTCTATCCATCCAGAAACCTCTTTTCGCCATCTCTTCATCTTTGGATCTTCGTACGTACCAAATTTGCTGAACTTAGGTCTAGTTTGAGGTTTTGGTTCGATTGGTATTTCAAATTCTGTTTTAAAAGTCATGTTCCTCTTCAATCCCTACCAATAATGCAATTCGTTTTGAGCTAACTAACGCTTGATATGATTTAGTCATGTACTGTTCTATGGTTGCTTTTTTGATCCCAAGACGTTCCGATAACTCTTCTTTTGTGCCAACGTCGACAAACTTGTCGTCATCATATTTTGCATATATCCTTTGTTTCCTCGGCTTCGTCATATTTAGAATGGTAAGTCATCATCTGAAATATCCATTTTGTTGGCATTGCCAAAATGAGAATTAGAACTATTGCCGCTTTGATTAGTCTGTTGTTGGCTATTGCGACTTTCCAATAATTGGAAATTTTCCGCAACAACTTCTGTTACATAGATACGTTGCCCTTGCTGATTTTCGTAATTGCGTGTCTGAATGCGCCCTGTGATACCGATTAAAGTCCCTTTTTTAGCCCAGTTTGCTAGATTTTCAGCAGACTGTCGCCAGATAACACAATTAATGAAGTCCGTCTCTCGCTCTCCGTTTTGCTCTTTGAATCTGCGGTTAACTGCAAGTGTAAACGTAGCTACAGCTACTTGACTTGGCGTGTGACGAAGTTCGGCATCCTTGGTCATGCGACCTACTAGTACAATGTTATTAATCATTTTTTAGTCCTGCTTTCTTTTTGAGTTTATTGATTAATTCGTCTGCTGAAACAATGTGTTCCGTATGCAAATTTTCTAGTGTCCCCACTTTTAAAGTATCGGTTAGCCATTTTGTTAACTCTTCAACGTTTTGGTTTGTGGCTTTCGCAATATCATTTAAATCAGACTTGTAAGTCTCGACTTGGATATTGCTTATTTTAGGAGTTTTAGAGGTTGTCGGTCGGGAGGTTTTTTGTTCTTTGCGTTGCGTATCTTCTGTAACAATCGCATCTACATCTTCCTCACCAATTCCAAACAGCCCTTGCAAGGCATACTTACCTGCGTACGAACTCACTGCACCAGTCCATTGCGGAACTTGCATTTGTTGTATTTGTTTAGGTTCTCCTGTTTTATAGTCTTTAGTATTTAAAACAGGCACACTGTCCAACTCAGCATATCTTGTCGCTTGGTGTTGTTCATCACCAAGTCTAGCTGTTGCTGTTGCTTTGATAAAAATTCTGCCGATCAATTCCACCAATTCGTCAGATACCGTTAACTCCCACCCGCTATTTAGTGTTTTAAAGTGTGTAAAAATATCTTCTGCATTGCGAAATGTATATTTGACGCCTTGTTTTGTTGTTTTTGTTATTTGCATTTTTGTCTGCAATTCTGCAAAAGTCATGCTCATCTACTTCACCTGTAAACTTTCTGTTTCGATTAGTTGAACTCCAGATATATCAATTCCAGATTTTAAAGCTTTTGAGATTTCATCTTTTTTTGGTTTGTATTCAACTTTTTCTTGCATGTATTCAAAAGGTATTTTTGTTTCATCCAAAACCTCAACCTTCTTACTTTTTCGCAAAGATACTTTAAACATTCCAGCATCAACTTTTTTCTTTTGACTTAAGTCCATTGCTAGCCTAATTGTATCTTTGTATTTTTCCGCTTTGGCTTCTGCTTGCTTTTGCTTTTTGTAAAAAGCTTCTTTTTCGTTTTTGTACATTTCAATATCAGCTTGTGTATTTTTTAACATCTTTACAAAATATTCAATATTATTCTCTAAATCTGATTGAAAGTCGATGCTATCCAAAGTGTCTTGAAATGTTTCATCACCAAGATCCATAGCTGATAATTGCGCATAAATACCCTGTAACTCGTATAAATAAGCCATTTCATTTCCTCTTTCTATGTTTCAATTGCCAATTTTCGACTTTTAATCTATTGTTTTCCTGGATTAGCGCTATGACCCTGTTTTGGAGCTTGTCTATCTCTTGTCCTAGCAAAGCTTGGACCTCGAAATAGTTACTCTCCCAGTCTTCGCTAAATTTAAAATCATTGGATTTGCTCATACAATCCCTCGACGGCCGCATGTACGTCTGTTTGACCTGCGCCAAGATAGGTAAAACCCGCTGCCAAAAAGACTTCTTGCGCAGTTAATATTCCACCGAATTCATCAACTGTCTGATCAAGGTATATGCTGAACGTTTCAAGTTCTTGTTTAGCTCTTAATTTTGCTTTTTCTGCTTGTTCTGGTGTCATACTTCCTCCTACGCATAGCCTGCTGTCTTTGCAAAAACGGTCCACTCCCCGCGCTTACTGTGTCCGCAAGCGTAGATGATGCCTGATAGTGCGTCGGTAACAATAACATACAAACAGCTACCCGCTGGGATTCTGTCTTTATATTTGTCGTACATTTCCGCTAAGGCAGGCGTTTCGCAATTGTGGAACGTTTCCAGCTGGACGAGGTTACCCATCATAATATCTCCGTATAGTAAATTGCCGACTTCCACAAGTAGTTTCTTTTCTCCATCTACTACACTTCCCAAAATCGCTGGGTTGTGTCCGCATGGAATGCCTACACCTTTTATTTCTTCACTCATGTTACTTCCTCCTAAATCGCATATTTCTTGCGTAATTGCCGCAATAGTGTCACGTACTGTGATTTATCAGCTAGTCCAAAATCAAGCAATCTCTCGCGCTCTTGATGGCTTGCTCGGTACCAGATAAGTGTCTCTCTATGTTGTTTTGTCATAACGCATTCTCCTGTTTATATCGCTCTATTCTCAACCGGTCTGCTTCTGCTGTTGTCATACCAGTTCCAAAAGCGTATAGGTTTATCCAATTAAAAATTGGCTTAACTCCATTTTTTTCGATTCCTTCGGCGCAATAACTAGCAAACTTAGCAAAAGTCTCTTTACTCGCCGTTTTACCAAAATCTTTTTTGATTTGTTTGTTAAAAAAATTAAAAATCTCCTGATCCATCTTCTATACCGTCTAGACCTCCTAGTGCAAATTCTTTTAAATCTGGTTCTTTGTAGTCTGGATTCGACCAATCGGGAACGTTGGATTGTGATTGCATCGCTTTGTTAACTTTTTTAGCTTTAAAGTCTCTTTGAGCCTGATATGCTTGTTCAGGAGTCTTTATCCCATCATTAATCCAATTATCCAAGATACGAGCGATGTAATTAAATTTGCGGACATTATTAGCAACTGCTACTTTAACAGCTTCCAAAAACAAATCCTTTGAGACATTTTGTCCAATGAGATAGTCATTAATCATGTCGAACTCAAACTTTACAAGACCTCTACCAAGATTTGCTTCAACAACATCAACAAACCTATCTTCTTTATCTTGTTCTAGTTCTAACTCTTTATCTATATTTATATCTATCTTTTTATCTATCTCTATCTCTGTTGGAACTTGGTTGGACATTGGTTGGACATCGGTTGGAATTTGTCCAATTTTTCTAGTTTCTCGTTTATATTTTGCCCAGTTCGTCTCGCTTTCCAGCATAGCTTTAGCTTGGGGCATTTGTGCGTTACCGCTACCGTCTATCTGGATTAGACCGCATTTTGTGAAGTAAGCTAATGTCATATTGATATCGTCTTCAGACACCTCTAACTTGATGGCAAGCTCTTCTACCAAATTATCAAAGTATCCTTCGTAATATAAAATGCAGTCTGTTTCTAAACTTTCTAGCATCAAACGAATATACAAGACTGTCATAGTGTCTCCGCCAGCCATCTTTTTTAAACGTTTGATAAAAATATTTTCAAAAAACTTCTTGTCGAACTTTAGCCAAAAGTAGATTTTAGTTTTTTCTTTACCCAATTTATCCTCCTAACTTGCAGTCCACTAGTGTGATAAAGTAGTTCAACTTCGCTTTATCTCTTGTTTCTAGTTTGCTTTTGTCAATCTGTTTTAGTAAGTAGTTAACGCATATTTTTTTAATCATCTTCTAGTACCAATCCCTCTAATCGCTTATCATAGCTAGACACAAACCACTCTTTTAATTGATTGTAAAGTTCTATTGCTTGGTCGTATTCCTCAGGCAATACTTCCTTATTTTGACTTTTACCAAAGACATTTAAGACAAGCAAACGAATATGGTTGTGCACGTCATGTGTTGTAATTTTGCTATAACTAATCTCGTTGTCCACACCAAAAACTTTTGGTGTCTGATTGAAGACGTGTTTTTCTGGTTTATAAGCACGTTCACGATTTAATTTCTTGAGTACTTTTGGGTATTTATTGTTGATCGGAATTAACTCATCATCAAAGCCGACATCTTTAAATAGCCCCTGTGGTGTGCGTTTTTCTTTCGCTTGTTTCATGCGCTCGGCTACTAATTCATTCAATTCTTCTTCAGTTAATGTGTAAGTTTTCATACAGTCCTCCTGCGAATTTGAGGCACACAAAAAGCGTACCTATAAATTTGAGTTGCACAAATACAGGTACGCTGTTATAATATAAGCGTATCCTGTATTCTTCTTGAATATGGGTGCGTTTGGCACTGCGTAACTAATCGGATTGGCGTTTGAGTAGTTACGTGGTGTTTTTTTGTTTACCCTTTTAGCTCATTATAGACTTTTTCGAGCCCTTCCATGAGGATATCGGTTTTGCTTTTTCCAGTCTTTTCGGTACAAAAATCAAGCATTTCTACCTCATTTTTTGAAGCTCTGACACCGATATACTTATCCCTTGGATTGCTAGTAGGTCGCCCCATTTTTGCCAAATCTGTCACCTATCGAAAACTCAAGGCAAGATTTAACAATTGCAAGACAATTAAAATCCCTAACAAAATTTCAGTTCTTTTTTCGTGCTTCATTTGCTAGCCTGTAGGAGCTATGTTATAATCGAAGTACACGAAACCACCGAGGGCTTTCGCCCTCTGGTTTCGTTGCTTTTAGAGAAGTTCTCGTATGAATCTGATTATTTCTATGATTATGCCGATAATCACAAATTTATCAGTCAGCGAGAGCTTTTCTTTTTGCTTAGTTTTTCGACTTCGCATAGCTCCGTTTCCTTTCCGTTGGATTTAGTTAATTCCTTAACCATGATTTAATTATAACTTATGTTTAAACAAATGTCAATGGTTTTGTTTAAACATTTTTAAATATTTTTCTTTCTCTCAAAACAGCCCTAAAATCACTTCTGAGACAGTCTGTTATCTAGACATACATTTTACCGTTCTTGTCATCAGAAGCTATCAGGATTGAAATCTCGTAGCTTTTAGAAGCTTTAAATGCTATAATACTACTCGGCACTACTACACCGCCTTAGATTGGAGGTGAGAACCATGTGCGAAATATTCTTCACAACAATCATCGCACCATTATTGGTCGGCATCGTCTTGTTGCTAGTCCAAAAGTGGCTAGACAACGATGATTAGTGTCTTCTAGGAAACTAGAAAAATCCCCTAGTATTTGCGGTACTAGGGGATTTCTTTTTGGCACTAAATGTGCTAAATATTCTTCACTTCCCCTAAAGTATACTACGAAAAAAACGAAATATCAAGAAAAAATACACTTTAACCGTATTAAAACGGAAATTTGTAAAATATATTTTACTCCAACGCACCCATATTCAGTTGTCAAAGGACTATGTATTTCCTACAAAACCTGCTTACCAGGCAAACCATCTAGTTCCTAATTAAAATTGGATTCCATTCATCCATGTTTCAAACCTTTCATATAATTATGAAAATCATCATAAGCTTTCGCACCAACTTCCCAGCCGTGTGTTTCAATTGTCCTTTTTGGTTTTGGTTCTTCTTTTTTTGGTTTTGTAAAAATAAAGTTAAATAATTTTTTCATTTTGTAATTTTCTCCATTCTTCAAATTTTTTAACTTTTGTTGAACGACCGCCAACCTTGTCAATGTATTTGCGATAATTTCTGTCTTTGTACATCTTTCTTAGTAATCGCTGCGTTTGGTCAAATGACTTTCCAATAAATTCGGATAAGTCGTTATCATTAAGCCAAAGCTCTTCGTAAGGTACTTCGATACCGCTTTTAAGTTTTGCTAGCATATTGTTTCCTTTCTGTGATATAATTAAGTAAATTAAGTTTGTTTTGAGTCCGATTCCCGTCGGACTTTTTTAGTGGTATAATCATCTCGAAAGGAGGTGATTATAATGAACGACGTTTTAAAAACTAATCTTATTGCAGATGTCGCTATTTTTTCGGAAAAAAGCAATTGTAAGCTTAATGTGATTACAGCGAGTGGAATATTCACTGGAACTTTATTACCTGAAAATCCTGATAAAGCCAAGTATGCTCATGTCCTTGAATTCTTGGAATATCGTAAAGAAAATAAAGATGACAACGAAAGATTTATGTTGCTTGTTGATGCTACTTTGTCAACATCAAAAGAATCTACTTTGAACCTTCCATTTGTTGTTCTGTTTATTGACCAGATAATCGGCGTATCTTCTGTTCAGTAGTTAGCGTATTACTTAACTTTTCAGAATCTACTGTTACCACAGTAGGTTCTTTTAATTCTGCTAGGATTTCTTTTAGTGTTTGGTTTATTTCTTTTAAAATAGTAATCATGTTCTTTCTCCTTAGTGATATACACTTTGATTTTGTATGAACGCTCCATAGTATGGATTTCGTTCTTGCTGTTCAGCAAATGATGGCAACTCATTTAAAACAAGCTTTCGAACAGCAGCGCAAAAATTAACTATCATGACCGATATCCTCTTCTGAAGGTGTCGGTATTTGTTTGGCAATAATCTCAACGGCAATTTTTATGCCGGTTAAGAAACCTTTTCCATAGTCAGAACCTAAAAATTCTAAGATATTTTCAGTGATCAACTGCTTAAAATTTCTTCCATCCCTTCTCCTTTCTAAGCTACATCGCCTTTTTCTAAAGCGATAATTTCTTTTTGTTTTGGTGTTTCACGAATTTCAAACAATGAGAAACTGTCAAATGTTAGTGATTTTAAATAAGAGAACGCTTTTTCTGCTTCTGTATGTTTGATATGAGTGTACTTCGTCACATTGAAATGATGTTTCAATCGTGAATGTTGCAAACGGATGAACTGACCTTTTTTAGATGCAAATAGGTTTTGACTAGCGATTTTACCTGATGCGTCAAAATATTCTTTAGCAAAACCATAAGCTTGTTTGCTGATAATACTTTTGATTTCACTAGCTTCTACATCGTCGATGTGGACTTTTTTATCAATTTCAATTGCTAAAGACCGAACTTCTTCAACATCTTTTTTAATGGCTTCTTGGGAAGCTTTTACTTGCTTTTGAGAAGATAAAACCTCAATCATCATATCTTCAAGCGTCATTCCTTTGACGACTTCAAGAGCGTCTTTTTCGTTCATTTTTGATAATTCTTTACTCATTGATTATTACCTCTTCTATAATTTTTCTATTCCCGGATGGAATGATTTTGTACATTTCATCACACCAAGACTGGACTGTGTTAACCATCTTGGTTACTTCCGTAACTGAATAATGTGCATTGACATTGTTGATAATTGGCTTAAAACGAAGTGGCGCCATTTTCGTATCGAAGAAGTTTTGCACGTCACTAATGATTGAGGACAGCTCACTTATCGAAGTAACAAGGTTCTCAAGTTTTTCTTTTTTGCCCTCGAGGTGACGAATCTGGTTTGTTACTTCAATAGCTCGTTGTGACTCAAGCTTTATTGTCGATAACTCAAGCTTTTTACTATCTAGCTCCCATTCAGCTTCTTCAAGTGTTGTGGAAAGCTCTTTATTTTTATCTAGTAAAGTCCGGTTAAGTTGCTTTGTAGATTCATAATCATCTGGAACTTTTTCGATTACGACTTCTTTTTCAACGACTTTAGCACTCAAGGCTTGTTCGGCTAGTCTCTCATTTTGTTGTTTTAACCGTTCTTTGTCAGCTTCTGCTAGTTTGAGTTGGCGTTCTAACTCTTTGTATTGCTTATGAGTTGTAATATCCCCATCAAAGACTTTTTGATTGAGTTCTGGATTGGCAGACGGCTTTGACATTTCTGATTGAAGCTTTTTTGGAAGTTCTTCAAATGTTTCGATATTCAATTGTTCGCTTTGCGAACGAATGAAATTATAATGATTAATGTACTCATAAGCTTTTGTTTTTCTAAATCCAAGGCTTGAATACCACTCTTCAAAACAACCATATCTATTTTTTGCCAAAACTTCTTGAGCTTTAACAAGTTGCTTACCTATTTCATAAGCGCTTTTGCTTTGAATTCCATAGATAATATTTGAACGCTCTTGTAAAAATTCTTGAGTTTCAAAATCAACAAGTGAATAGTCAAAATCATTTTGTGTTGTTATTTCCTGCATTTTTCTCCTTTCTAGTGTTGTGTTAGTTTTGTTCTATTTCTAAGAGTTTGCGTTTAAACCGCAATGTTTGGTAAAAAAATAATATCATCTAATGATATATCGAATATATAGGCAATTTGATAAGCCTTTGTAACACTTGGCTCTGTATTACCTCTTTCCCAGTTGCCCCATGTATCTTTGGAAACTTTCAAAGCTCTTGCAGCCTCTTCTTGACTCCAGTTTTTTGTTGCTCTTAAAGCTTTCAACGTCATTTTCGTCATTCTCCCACCCCCTTTCTATCTGTTTTTAGTACCTCTAATCTGCTATAATGTGAGCAGAAAGGAGGTGAATGTAAAGATATTACTTTCTATTTTTTCGATGGCGTAACAACAACTGGTTACTTATATCTTCAAAGTCTTAAAGATAATAATTTTTCGAGCCGTTTAAAGAATATCCTTAAAGAAGAAGGTATCCCTCTTACACCAACTTCTATCACAAGGACTATCGCCAAACTAACCTTGTGATTTTGTAAAACTCTTGGCAATTATGGAAAGTGTTACTTCAACATAGCCATCGCCAAGGGTTTTTGTCTTTACAGAATCTTCAATAACATAATGAATCCTTTTATCATCTATCAAGAAATGATTATCGGTTTCAATGATGTTATGAAGCTTCGGCGCTGGATAGTTTTTTTGGCTATACGGATATTTTTTGGGGCGCATCTATTCCACCTCCTTTCTGTGGTATAATTGAAATAAAAATGTCGAGGTGAAGCGATTGTTGGCGTTAGTAATATCTTTAATATCGATTTTGATTTCGTTTTTTTCATTTATTGTTCCATTATATAAATCTACATTCAGACTCGGAGTTTCAAATCAGAAAGCGGAATTCAATCTTGAAGAATTGGAAATGATTGTTAAAATCACATTTATTAATGAATCTTCCAGCCCAATTACAATTGAAGGGTTAACTATCACTGAGAAAAAACTTCAATTCGAAGCATCAAATTATGGAGAATTATTAAAAAGTCACGAGGTAAAGTCATCAAATTTCAAATATGGCTATGTACCTTTTATCATTCCCCCATATTCGACTTACGCTAATAATTTTGTGTTTAGATTCCCTAATACTGTAAAGTCAAATTATTTTTTAGAGGTGCAAACTTCTAAAAAGTTCTATGTTTTTCCATTCAATCCCTCACCACACGTAACAACTAACTGTTACAGAGAAATCAATGGGCGAGTTAGAGAAGAAAATACATTTTGGAAACAAGATAATTTCAGAAATCAAATAAATAAAATTTATAAATTAATTGATTATTTAAAAATTAAATAGCTTTATTATTGTTTCGTCTATTGATGCCCAAGCTGTGTATTTATAAGGCTTGAATTTCTCTTCTTCAAATTGTTTAAATACCTCATCAAAGTTATGAGCTTCAAATAAAAACAAATCAAATCTTTCTTGTTTACTAAAAACTATAATATTCATAGGTTTTGTATAGCTAATTTTAGGTTTAGGTATAAACCATTTATCACCACGAAAAATTTTATCAACAACTGTCATATCCTTCCTCCTACTCCCTCATGGGAGTTTTTATTTTGTAATAAGCCAAGCGATCAGCCAAGTGATACCACCTAGCACCAATAGCGCTGGCAATACGCCGCCTTCAAATTCAATACTTGTTTTTTCTTTGCCATTACGACTAGTAAACGTGTGTTCTAAATCGCCTAGCATTAGTTTTTTCCAATTCATTTTGTACCTCCTAAAAATGTTATAATCAACTTATCCTAGTGGAAAGGAGGATAAGTCATGGCGAAAAATGGACCTAAAGGCGGCGGTCGTATCGGAGCCGTCAAAGGTCGCTCTCAGTCTCATAACCCTAAAACTGGACTTTATACCAAGCGTGACACATCTACTGGCAAGTTTATGGACACGAAAACTACTGGTGGAAAGTTCAAAGGTGTTAGGACTGAAAAGTAAGCGTTGGATTATCTTTAAGAACCTGATGCAGACCGATTGAAAAACGACTAACAAGTTCTTCATCTTGTTCTTTGTAGCCAACTTCATGTAGAATAGCATGTGTTAGTTCGTGGACTAGCACTTGCTTTTTCTTTTGCTCTGATAATGACTCACGAATATATATGATTTGTTGTTCGTAATCACAATACCCCCAGAGATTTCTATCATCATCATAAGCTTTGAAATGCTCCTGAATAACAACGTTATAGGTCATGCCACCTACTTTCAATAAATCCATTTACTCTCCTTTCATTCTTGCAGAGATACAGCCAATGTGCTAAACTAAACTTACCCCATTAGGGGTGGGGGAATTTCACCCCCCTATCCGATTACCATGTAATCAGATATTTGATTTTGAGCTTAAACCAAAGAATGTGAATTTCCAACTCGACTTCTTTGTGTTTAGGCTTTTTGTTTAGCCTAGATTTCATTAGCTGTACCTCCTTTCGTTTTGCTTAATTCCTTAAGCTTGATTATATTATACTGCGGTTAAACCGCAATGTCAAGTATTTTTTTGCGTTTTTTTACGGTTTTTTTATTTTTTTATTTACTTTTTTGCGTTTTTGCCGTAATATATACATTATAAGGAGGTGCAAAAATGTCTTCAAAAAAATTAGAGAACAAAGAGATATTTTCTAAAAACCTTGCATTTTATATGGAGCGAAAAAGAGTAGACAGAAATACACTATGTGCAGACTTAGGACTGAAGTATACTACGGTTAGAGATTGGCTCAAGGGTATAACTTATCCACGAATAGGGAAAATAGAACTTTTGGCTGAATACTTTTCAATTAACAAGTCAGATTTGATTGAAGAACACTCTACTAATGGAGCAACTTCCAAAGTCAACTTTGATCCAAGGCAAGCAATTCTCTTATCTAACTATTCAAAACTTAACAACGTACGAAAGAATAAGTTGCTGGCTATATCTGAGACACTTTTATCTGAGGAACAAGGCAAAGTGATAAACTTGCAAGAGAAGATGGCAGAATACGGCTCCAGAAAACGTGTAAGTCTATCTGTACCCGGTAAAGTGTCTGCTGGTACTGGATATTGGCAAGAGGATGACTATGACACAGAGGTTGACTTCTACGCTGATGAAATACCAGATGAAAAAAACTATGACACCGTTGCGGTTGTTGTCGGTCACTCAATGGAACCAAAAATAAAAAATGGCGACTTTTTATTTATTAAGCTGGCTGATCAAGTTGACATTAACAAAATTGGTATTTTCCAAGTTAACGGTGAAAACTATGTCAAGAAATTAAAGAACGACTACCTCCAGTCACTTAATCCAAAGTATGCTGACATCACACCAGCTGAAGGAGATGATTTCAGAACCATTGGTGAGGTGGTAGATATTTATAGAGAAGGGTAGTCTGTGGAAAACTTGACGACATAGAAGATTTTAATGTTTATAGATTTATGAAAGCGTATAGGTTAAACACCATCTGCGATGAAGCGATGGTAGTAAATGAGTTTAAAAATTTAATTTAGGAGATTTATGATATGAAAAAACCTTTTTATAAAAAGTGGTATTTTTGGACACACGCTATACTACTATTAGTTTTAGGATTTTCGTTTTTTGTCATTTACAGATTGGCAGAGACTAATATTGTTAACGAGAAGAAAATAGCAAAATTAGAAAAAACTCAAGAAAATAAAACGACGTCAGGTATTAGGAAAACCATATCCGATTTTACCAGTCGTTTTGACGAAGAATTGTCTGTCAGAGCTATTAAATTTTATCTTAATAAAGATCAAGTTGTATCGTCTTTTGGTGATGAAGTTAAATTGGGTGGAGGTTACTTAACTATAAATAAACCAAATAATGACAAAACAAGAATGTTAGCAACAACAACAGATTTCAAAAATAAAATCATTGTGCCGATAGAATTCAAAAATACAACTGGGGAAACAAAAGGTTTTGATACAAGAGATATTTTCGCCTACAATGGAGATGAAACTATTTCTTTTGATTCAGTTATCAGCGAAAATTTAGATAATGACGGATATAGCGTTGTTGTAAAAGATGGAGAAACAGCAGCGGCTAGTATTGTTTTTGGGACAAACAGCAAGATTAAAGATATCAAAGTGAGATATAACTCAGGATTATGGAAATAAAAAAAGCCCCACGCTCAAATTTTGTCCAAGGAGAGCGTGAGGCAAATTCTAGTATAGTAAAAACCTGCTTTTTGGGAGGGGCTTTTACCATACCTATTTTAACAGAAAATGAGGTAAAAAACAATGTGGATAGAGGAGCTAGCCAACGGGAAATTTAAATATATCGAAAGATATACTGACCCTCTAACAAATAAGTACAAAAAAGTATCTGTGACACTAGATAAAAATTCTAGTCAAGCTCAGAAAAAAGCTGGTTTAATATTGCAGGAAAAGATTGAAGATAGGCTCGCTATCAGAAATCACTCAGAAATGACTTACGGAGAACTTAAAAAGGAATATCTAAAGCAATGGATACCGACCGTCAAAGACTCCACAAAACGTGGTTATTTAGTATCTGACAGTCATATAGCAACCGTGTTACCAGATGATACAATTATCAACAAGTTGACTAAACGTGATATTAGACTAATCATTGATAAACTATTAAAACACAATTCGTATCATGTTACGCATAAATGTAGAAAGAGATTGCATGCTATATTTTCTTATGCGATACAAATGGACTATATGACAAGTAATCCGACGGAGAACGTCTTAGTTCCCAAACCAAAGGATGATTACAAGCCTGAAAAGGTGCTTTATTTAACATCTAACGAGGTTTACGACCTGTGCAATAGAATGATAGACAATGACGAACAAACGCTCGCAGACATCGTTTTATTCATGTTTTTGACGGGTGTACGGTATGGAGAATTAGCTTGTCTGACTTACGACAAAATAGATTTTGAAAATAAAGAAATTCTGATTAATGCAACTTACGATTTTAACACACGAGAAATCACTACGACCAAGACCAAAAAATCAACACGCAAAATATCTGTATCAGATAATATTTTAGATATCGTCAATAGACAGAAAAAGACAAGTTCATTCGTCTTTCCAAATTCGAACGGTGTACCGATTTTAAACGCGTACATCAATAAGCGATTGAAAATTTATGGAGATTATCACACGCACTTATTTAGACACTCGCATATATCATTTTTAGCAGAAAAAGGGATACCGCTAAATGCGATAATGGATAGAGTTGGTCACAGCGATCCAAAAACAACATTATCTATTTACAGTCACACAACTGTAAATATGAAAGAAATTATAAATAAACAAACTGCCCCTTTTGTGCCCCTTTTAAAATCGGAATAAAACAAAAAGCCTTTAATACAAAGGCTTTTGACGTTATTTACATGTCCCCTGCCGGAATCGAACCAGCAATTACTCCTTAGGAGGGAGTTGTTATATCCATTGAACTAAGGGGACCTAGTAAAAAAACTGCCCACAGGCAGATTTTTTACGTCTTGGTTGTCCAGTTTTAAAACATAGTTACTATCCTCAAACAACCAAGCATTTTTAAAATCTGATCATCAAAATTAACGACGGATTTCTTTAATACGTGCAGCTTTACCTTGCAATGCGCGTAAGTAGTAAAGTTTAGCACGACGTACTTTACCATAACGAACAACTTCGATTTTATCAACACGAGGAGTGTGAATTGGGAATGTACGCTCTACACCGATACCACCAGAAATTTTACGTACTGTGTACATTTCTGAGATTCCTTGACCTTTACGTGAGATAACAACACCTTCAAAGATCTGAATACGTTCGCGAGTACCTTCAACAACTTTAGCGTGAACACGTACAGTATCACCAGCACGGAACTCAGGGATATCAGAACGAAGTTGACCTTCTGTCAAACTTTGAATTAATGGATTCATTTTTATTCTCCTTCTCTTACTAATCTTAAGTACTTGTCTCAGCGGATTAGCCGTTTTTTGTGCGTCCAT